AGTGCTGTCTTAAAGGCAAGTGGTGTCTTTGAGGGTTGGGACAAGAGAGAAGGTCCAAAGTATTCAGACTTTAGGAAAATGATTGGTCTAACCGAAAGTGCCAGGGACCAAATAGCAGACATGGATTATCTTGTGTCTTGGCAAGAGCCCATGTTTAGACCATTGGTTGTACCACCGAAACCATGGACTAAGTTTGACACTGGTTGTTACTTTACAGAAAGAGCCTGTAAGCAAGTACCTTTAGTTCGCAAGGCATCCTATGTACAAAAGAAGGCCATAGAGTATCAGTTGAAAGACGGTAAGGAGTTACCTGACTATGTCCAAGCACTCAATGCACTGCAAGAGACACCTTTAGAAATCAATCAGTACACGTTAGAAGCAGTTAAGTGGGCTTGGGAGACTGATGCACCAATACCTAAGTTTCCGTCTAAAACAAAGATTGTTAAACCAAAGAGACCTGATGACTTTAGCTCTATGTCAGTAGAGGACAAAAAGTTAATCACTACAGTTGAAAAAGAGATAGAGACAAAGAATCGAGAGATAGACGGTGCAGTGTCTTTGATGACTCAAGACATGGCTGATGCTGATGAAATGTCTTTGTACACAAAGTTCTTCATAGGTTGGAATAAAGACTTTAGATGCCGTGTGTATCCAGTGTCTAACTTTAGTTACCACCGGGATGACCCTATCAAGTCTTTGTTTCTACTTCACGATAAGACCATAGTCTCTAGTGATGACTCTGTCTATTGGTTGTCTATGCACATTGCCAATGTGTGGGACATCAACAAGTTAAGCAAGAAATCTTTAGACACTAGAGTGGCGTTTGTTCAACGAAGAGAACGCCTTGTTTATGCCATTGGTCGAGACTTCATAGGTACCTTCAAGATTTGGTCTAAAGCTGACAAACCGTTTCAATTCCTTGCAGCATGCCATGAGTATGCAAACTACATGGATTGTCGAGTAGTCGGTGAGGACTACATGTGTGGACTACCGTGTTCTTTGGATGGAACTAACAGTGGCGTACAGCACTATGCTGCAGCATCACTCAATGAAGACGATGGTGCCCTGGTTAACTTGATGCCTAGTGATAAACCTCAAGATGTATATGCTGCAGTAGCAAAAGTAACTAATGCACGTCTTAAGCAAATTGCTGACCCATCCTTTGAAGAACCTTACCTTAAGGAAATCAAAGACAAGAGTGGTAAGGTCATCAAGACGGTACAACAAGTAAGGGCCTCCAGGATTATCTTTGCAAAACAATGGTTAGCTTATGGAGTAGACCGCAGCACTGTCAAAAGAAACACTATGACCTACGGTTACTCTAGTGATGCCTGGGGATTTGGTGACCAGCTGATTGAAGACATCATGAAGAAGCTGTCTGACAAGGTCATCAAGAAAGAACTTGATGGAACCACTGGTAAACCCTTTGTACATCCTTTTGGTGAAGACACCTGGTCTCATAGTCAAGCTGCTAGATTCTTAGCTACGATTAACTACTCATCAGTCAAGCAAGTCATTAGTAGTGCAGCAGGTGGTATGTCTTTCTTTCAGAAGATTGCAGGTGCCTTAGCTCACGAAGGTAAACACTTACGCTTTGACAATCCAATAGGGTTTCCAATGTGTCAGCGGTATACCCACTGGGATGTTAAGAAGGTAAAAATCTTCTTGTTCGACAGAGAAGCAGGTATCAACAAAAGAACTCAAGCAACCTTCAGGTCCAAGAGTCCAAAGTCAAAGGTAGACAAGAAGAAGTCTAAAAGCTCTATAGCACCTAACGTCATTCACTCTATGGATTCATCTCACTTGTTGAAGACTGTGTTAGACGCTAAGAAACAAGGAGTAACTAACTTCTTTTTGATTCATGACTCTTTTGGAACAACACCTGCAGAGAGCGAAGTAATGTATGAGTCTGTCCGTCATACTTTTGCTGACATGTATTCAGACTATTGTCTTTACTCTGAGTTCTGGAGGCAATCTAAGAAACAGTTGTCTGACGAAGGTATCAAAAAGCTAGATGACTTAGAGATTCCACCTAAAGGCAACCTCAATCTAGAGCAAGTCATAGAGTCAGAATATTGCTTTAGTTAGTACCTGGGCACGAGAAGTGTCCACCTATTAGAGAACAATCGTCAACTTAAATCGTGACCTCCCAGTAACCCTGGGAGAGCGTTTTCTATTATCAATTGTAAACACTAAAACTTAAACAAAAGGAGAAACTAATGGCTCAAACTAATCGAGTTAAATTCACCAGCGGCAAAGGTCGCGCCCAGTATCCATGGTTAAACCAGCCTGACACTGCCTTTGGTAATGAGCCAAAGTACAAGACCAATCTTATTGCAGACGATGCTTCTGCCTTAGTTAAGATGATAGAGAAGGTTGCAGAGACAGAGTTCGGTGGAGACTGGAAAAAGGCTCGTATGCCATTTAAGAGTGACGAAGACACTGGTGAGACTGTGTTTATTACTAAAAGTAAATATGTACCCAACTTCTTTGACTCTACTGGTCAGAACTTAGTTGGAGAGCAAGTCCCTAAGATTTGGGGTGGCTCAGTAATCAAGGTCGGAGGATTCATTGCACCTTACAGTGTCAGTGGTTCTAAGGGCATCACCTTACAGTTAACCAAGGTCCAGGTCATTGACCCTGTGTCCAGTGGTGAGACTAACGGTGATGGGTTTGATTCCGTTGAGGGCGGTTTTGTAGCAGATGACATACTACAGGATACTTTCGATGCCCCAGAGACAACGGAAGAAGCGCAGTCGGCAGACCGTTTCTAAGCGACAACGTGGTATCAAGCATGGTTATCGAAGTGGTCTTGAAGACATAGCAGCAGGTCAGATTAAAGCTGCAGGTCTTGAGGTTATCTATGAGACTGACAAGATTCTTTATGTAATACCAGAAAGCAATCACAAGTACACCCCCGACTTTAAGCTGCCTAAGAAAGATGGTGGCTTTTTTTATGTCGAGACAAAAGGTATCTGGAACGTGAAGGACAGACAGAAGCACGTCTTAATTCGCAAGCAGCACCCAGAGATTGACATACGGTTTGTATTTAGTAATTGCAACACCAAACTCTACAAGGGGTCGAAAACGACATATGCATCCTTCTGTGATAAGCAGGGGTTTGTCTATGCCCACAAAACGATTCCTGATGAGTGGCTACGAGAGTAGTTAAGGAGAGCTAAGGGTCATCCTCAGAAATGGGGGTGGCCCTTTTTTTCGTTTGAGGGAAATCAAATGTTATCAATTCAAGAGACTCACAATGAGTCTGCATTTGTAATGCATGTGAGTTGCGAGAGTTGTGGCTCAAAAGATAACGCTGCTATCTATGACGATGGCCATACCTATTGTTTTGGATGCCAATTGTTTACGCCAGGTGATGACGTAGAAGTTGTTGCATCCACGAAACCAAAGAAACTACACAAAGATTTAATACAAGGGGACTACGCTGACTTAGTTGCTAGAGGCATCCGCGAAGACACATGTCGCAAGTATGACTATCAAGTCGGAGAGTACCAAGGAAGACCAGTACAGATTGAAAACTACCGTGATGACAACGGTGAAATCAGAGTTCAAAAGACAAGAGACCAAGACAAGAACTTCACTGTCTTAGGCGATGCAATACACATGTGCCTCTTTGGTCAACACTTGTGGACTACAGGTAGAAAGCTTGTAGTTACAGAAGGTGCCTTAGACTGCCTCTCAGTGTCTCAGGCTCAAAACAACAAGTGGCCTGTAGTGTCAGTCCCAAATGGAGCGCAATCGGCTAAGAAGGCTCTTCTGAAGGCCTGGGACTTTCTAGATGGCTTTGAAGAAATCATCTTGATGTTTGACTCAGACGAAGCAGGTCAAAAGGCTGCATTAGAGTGTGCTGAGAGCCTTCCTATCGGCAAATGCAAGATAGCAAAGCTTAGTGGTTACAAAGACCCTAACGAAGCTCTACAGGCAGGAGGTGAGGCTGAAATAGTCAATGCCATCTGGAGAGCAAAAGACTGGAGACCTGATGGTATTGTCTCTACAACAGAACTGCGAGACATCATCACTGAGACTGATGAACACTCGTTAGTTACTTACCCCTACTCAAAACTTAACGAACTAACAAGAGGCATTCGTCCGTCTACTTTGGTCACGATATGTGCCGGGAGTGGCGTGGGTAAATCTACGTTAATTACTGAGTTTGCATTACACCTTCATATGCACAAACAAAAGGTTGGAATGCTTATGCTTGAAGAGGAAAACAAGCGAACTGTTAGAGGTCTCATTGGACTGTATCTAAACAAAAACATTGTGCAAGACCATGAGGCTGCAACAAAAGAAGAAGTTTTATGGGCTCATGATGATTTGTTCAAGTTACAAGACATTCAGCTTTTCAATCACTTTGGTAGCACTGATTTAGACATCGTCATCAACCGCATTCAATACATGGTGAAAGCCATGGGATGTACACATGTCTTTTTAGACCACTTATCTATTGTTGTCAGTTCGATGACTGGAAAAGTGTCAGACGAACGCAGATTGATAGATGACGCAATGACTCGACTACGAACGATGGTGCAAGAGTTACAAATCACTTTGTTTTTAGTTAGTCATCTTACTCGTCCTCAAGGCGATGGTCATGAAAACGGTGCCAAAGTAAAACTTTCTCAGTTACGAGGCTCCCACTCCATTGCACAACTTGCTGACTTTTGTATTGGTCTTCAAGTAAACGCTGAGGACCCAACAGATGACACTAGGGAGCTTGTGGTCTTAAAGAACCGTTTTACTGGTCAAGTTGGATGGGCAGGAAGACTGAGGTACAACCGCGAATCAGGACGGTTAATCGATGCCGATTCTGATGATTCTCGTTTTTAAAATCGACACATCACAAGGAGACATACTATGTCACAAGAAGATAAAGTCCTTTCGTTTTTACAAGAAGGCAACAGTATTACCAGTTTAGATGCATTCAGGTTTTGGGGAATCACTAGAATTTCAGCACATATACACAGTTTAAAGAACCAAGGCTTTGACATTGTTCGAGAAGACATCAGAGTCAAGAACCGTGAAGGAAAGAAAGCCACTGTTGGTCGTTGGCATTTGAGAAACACTAACGTCAATGATTACGTTACTCAAATTGAAATGGCTGTATGAGTCTAGTGTTTGACCTGGAGAGCAATGGATTACTTCAGGAGTTAGACACGATCCACTGTATCGCAATCCAAGATACAACAACTAATGAAGGACCTAAGATTTACCATGGAACAGAAGGCATCACTGAGGCTCTTGTCTTACTAAGAGATTCTGAAGAAATCATAGGCCACAACATCATTGGTTTTGACATACCTGCACTACAAAAAGTTTATCCACATTGGAAACCAACAGGCAAAGTCATAGACACACTTGTCATCAGTAGACTAGTTGCTGCTGACCTTATGAATGACGATGCAACATCTGTCGGTCTACCCGAAGACTTCAAGAAAAGAATGTATGGCAGCCATGCACTTAAGGCTTGGGGTCTGCGAATGGGAACCATGAAAGGTGACTATGAGGGAGGCTGGGAAGAGTGTAACCCTGAGATGCTTGAGTATTGTCAGCAAGATGTAACGGTTACCTATGAGTTATACAAAAAGCTTATGAAGATGGCTAAAGGTTTCTCTGAGGAGTCGCTTGAGTTAGAACATGAGTTAGCTGAGATTTGCTACAGAGTTGGCAACAACGGTTGGACCTTTGACATTAAAGCAGCAGAGCATTTGTACGCTGAGTTAGCAACGACCCGGATAGAGCTTGAGAAGGAGCTAAACGAGCTGTTTGAGCCGTGGGAGATACATACTGAGTTCATACCTAAAGCTAACAATAAGACTCGTGGATACGTCAAAGGAGAGCCTTTTACGAAGGTCAAGGTTGTTGAGTTTAACCCTAACAGTCGTAAGCATATTCACTATTGCCTTGTACAAAAGTACGGTTGGAAACCTAAGTCATTCACCCCCAGTGGTGAGGCCAAGGTAGACGAGACTGTACTGTCTCAGTTGCCATATCCTGAAGCTAAGAAACTAGCGAAGTTTATGTTAGTACAAAAGAGAATCGCTCAGTTGGCTGAGGGTAGCCAAGCATGGCTCAAGATGGTAGACACTGACGGTAAGCTACGGCATACCATAGTGTCTGGAGGTACAGTCTCAGGCCGTGCATCCCATCGTAATCCTAACGTGGCACAGACTGTGTCAGCTAGAGCAGCCTACGGTAAACCCATGAGAGAGTTGTTTACGGTTCCCAAGGGATGGCACCTCTGTGGTGGCGACTTGTCTCAGTTGGAGCTTAGGTGTCTTGCCTACTTTCTTGATGATGGCGGTGAGTACGCCAAACAAATCATGGATGGAGACATTCATACTTTCAATCAGAAGGCAGCAGGTTTACCCACAAGAGATGCAGCTAAGACATTCATCTATGCAACTACTTATGGGGGTGGAGATGCTCTCATTGGTAAGTTAGTCGGTGGTAATGCCAAAGACGGTAAGAGACTTAAGTCAGAGTTTGACAAGAATATTCCTAGTTTTAAATCATTAAAGAACGAACTTTCACAAGCATATAAGCGCGGATACCTCAAAGGTTTGGACGGCAGAAAGCTGTTCGTAAGGTCAGAGCATAAATGCCTTTCACAACTTCTCCAGTCAGCAGGAGCCCTTCTGTGTAAGAAGTGGTTAGCCCTGGTCGACAAGGAGATAACAAGACAGCAACTACAGAACGATGCACTCATCTTGGCATGGGTACATGACGAACTGCAGATTGCATGTCGAACTGAAGAGGTAGCACACAATGTCGGTAACATACTTAGAGGAATGGCGAAAGAAGCAGGAACTCATTTCGGAATCACCAGCAAACTCCCAATCGAAGCAGATTATGCCGTGGGACTCACTTGGTGTGACACACACTGAATCTATTGATTTCAACGATGACGTTGAACAGCTCGTATCATTTTGGTTAGTCCTCGACAAAGCAGCTAGAGAACCCTTCACAGTTAAAAGTAACTTTGCACGTAACGGTGCTTGGTATGTAGCTGTCTGTGCCAGCTCAGGTCTTATCACAACACAGATTGAAGATGAGACATTTGGCAAGAAGTGGATGATAACTGAAGAAGGCTTTGAGTTTATGGAGGGAATCGATGAACGTATTAAAGAGCTTCTCTAGCGAAGAAACCACGTTACTTATTGATGGTGACTTGTATCTCTATCAGGCAGCTGCAGCTTGTGAAGACGAAACTGACTGGGGGGATGACGTATGGTCTCTAACATGTGATGTAGCTGCAGCTAAACGCATGTTTACAAGTCGACTACAGGCCTTCTGTGAACGTCTGCAAGCAGACAAGATGCTCGTCTGTCTTACCGAAGGTGAGAACTTTAGAAAGACTGTGTTTCCTGACTACAAGGGTGGACGCAAGAAAGTCAGAAAGCCAGTGGGTTACAAACACTTGATAGAGTGGGCCAAAGACAACTTCATGTGTCATGTACAGGACACTTTAGAAGCTGATGACATTATGGGCATCCTCCAGTCTGCTAAGACTCATCCAACTTGTATTGTCTCAGATGATAAAGACATGAAGACTATCCCAGGCAAACTCTATAGACCAATGGCTGATGAGCTGCTGCAAGTCAAAGATGCAGAGGCTGACTATTACTTTCTGACGCAGTGTCTTACAGGTGATGTCACGGATGGCTATAAAGGCCTACCTGGGACTGGTCCTAAGAAAGCTGAAGCCATCTTAGGCAACCATCCAAGTTGGGACCAAGTAGCTCAGGCATACATCAAAGCAGGGTTAACCAGAGAGTATGCAATCGTCCAGAGTCGTTGTGCCAGGATACTTAGGTCTGTCGATTGGAACTGGGATACAGAGACTATCAACTTATGGGAGCCGGGACGATGAGAGTGACTAAAGTTTCCTCATTGACTGGTGTTACTCACCAAAGAGAAATCGATGTAACCAAAGAGCAATTGATTCGTCATGCAAACGGTGAGCTGATACAAGACGTGTGTCCAGACCTCAGTCCTGAGGACCGTGAGTACTTGATTACTGGTGTAACCAATGAAGAGTGGAGACAACACATTAGTTGTCCCAATTGTGACGAGTGAGGTGTCTTGA